TATAAATTTGGATGGGCTGCACGCTTGGTAACCCCCGCTGGCGGCATCAGCCAGCGGACCAGAATGCTCGACGTGCTTGCCGCACGTTCGTGGTGTTGAGCCACTCGTAGTACACGTCTCCCACACCGGCACAGTGCCTTGTCAAGGCCGACGGACCGTCCCCACGGTCTGTGCCCGCTCACCATGTGGGGTAAACTATAGTGTTAGTAGTCGAGTGTTTGCAGCGGTGGCTGACATGGATGAGGCGATGCTGCGCATCACACCGGTGGCTGCGGAGCGAATGGTGGGAACCACCATATTGCTATATGCCCAGCTAGCAACAGGCCCAAGAGAGGTCAGCACCTGGTTAAGGGTGTTGGCACTCAGCGGCGCAACTGCGCTGGATACACCGTAAGCGAAAGATTCCGCCTCCAGAATGCCAGTGACCTCAATCTGGAGGGTGCCAGCAGGGACACCCTTAAAGACGACGCCAATGGTGCTCTTAGACTCGTCCCAATTGACCACGGTAGTTGTGGTGTAATGGGTGGAGGGAGTGGTCTCCTGATCACCGGTGGAAGGCACGAACTTGGCCTCGTGCTGGACCTCGCCGAGCCTTTGTATGATGGGGCAGTAGCCAAGGGCGAAGTCAGTGGACGGCACGTTCTTGCCAGGGCCATAGAACGTGGTGCCCGTAACCATGCCGATCACACCAGCACGGCTAGACTCTGCCCCAGTGTAGCGCACCTTCACGCATCCAGCAATACACCTAATGTCGTCCGTGGTCCCGTAGTGGCCCGCGAAAATCTCATCACCGGAGGTCATGTTCTGAGAAGTAGCCGTGAACCTGGAATACGTGTTGGTGCCAAGCTGAAAGGTGAAGGCGCCCTCGGTCCAGGTGGGTGGCACAATTATAAATGTGCGAAACCGCCTGTAATTACCGTGGCTAATGCCCGCGTAAGTAGGCTGCACCATTGCACCGTTGCAAGGGTCAATAAGGAGCCTGCGGTAAGCAGCAGCAGCAGCGTCAAGACTGTTGGACACAGCCATGACGTAAGCGCGCGCACGCTTAGGCCCTTTGCGACCTTTCTTATTCTTAGATTTGGTCATTAGTAAAATATGTTGTGAGAAAAAGGTAGCACGGGGTGAATGTTACCCGTTGGCGGGGAGGTTGAGAGCTCGATCTTGGACAGCTCGTGCTCTATGGCCTCCTGATGGTCGGGGAGCACCCCAAAGGCCAGCCAGTACGAATACCTTGTCCGGTCATGTACGGGCCGATACCTCGGGATCATCCCTGCTGCCAACCGGAAGAACCCGGATTCCAGACCAGGGTGCGTGCTGGCGACAGCAGGAACCGCAGCTAGCTTGGCGTAGAACTCCTGCTGTACGGGAATTCCGCTGGCCAGTGATAGGCCAGCTTCACCCACAGCACGGTACCAGCGTTTGCATTGCTGCGGGCTGCTAATGTCAATAGCTGTCACGCAGTCCTTGGCCTGGGCCGTCATGTGCTTCCGGACCATAACCCAGCCAGTGGGCGTCCAGACGGGGTGAGTTTGGCAGAACTCGACGCGCTCCAGGTCATAGACCGGCGTCTCGACCTTCATGTCGAACCCCATCTCAAAGAACCAACCTGGGACTTGGTCCAGGTGGTGGAGGTCACCTCTCTCAAGAAACAGAACGCAATCGTCGCCGTTGTTTGCGAGCTTGTAATGGCAGCGGCCGGACATATAGGCATGGACCATCGCGCACATGATGATGCAGTTGCCAAGCCCGGTGTTCATGTCGCCGCTCATTCGGCAACCGGACACGCGGTATTTGACACTCCCATCAACAGTGCGCCCAAACCCTCTGTTATCCAGCTGCCATGCAAGCAGCTTACTCAGCTCCTCACGATCTGCCCCCCGATAGAACAGCTTGTAAATGCCGTGTTCCCATTGGAGCACGTCAGCGCTAACATGCTGGTCAAAGCGACTCGCATCCAACCCAACAGCAACGGGGTCCTTGAAGCTGTGCCATTTGCTGGCCATAATCTCCCCGGACTCCGCCGCGTTGTGGCCCTTCATGATTGTCACCTCGCCGAAGATGTCGTTGACGATCGAGTACAAGGCATGCTCAAGCCTCTTAATGTACCGACCGACTGCCACGTTGTACACCGGGTGTCGCGGTTGGATAACGCGCGGTGCTGGGTCTGGCTTGCTGCTGAAATTTATTTTCTCGGCTTTGACGAACGTGCTCAAGTAAGAATGAGCGCGCCGCACACCATACACCAAATAGTGTGCCACTGCATCCGAGTACACTTTAAACCTGCGACCGTCGTAACATGCAGCGAATTGCTCCGCGCTGAACGGGGTGGTAGGGTGTGCTCGCCTACCGATGCGAGCGCCAAAGTCTTTCAGCCTCTTCGCCACCAAACCGGGGGGAGGGAGAGGGGTCGGTTGGAGCTCCCCGTGCTTCCGAACCATAAACACCCGCTCCCTCAACCCGCGTAGCAGATTTGTCACCGTGTTATTGTGCATCCCGAAGTGCACTGCTGGGCTTAAGGAGGTGACACGGTACACTCTCCTAACCTTTCCCGCTAACCCAGTCGCTGTGGAGGCCATCCAGCCCCTGGCGAACTCAAGTCGCCCCAGGGGGGTGCTGACTTGGGTGTCAACACCATCCACAGCTTCTAGGCCACCCTACACATCCGTGTGAACTGCGGCCCGCCCAGTCCAGCGACCAAACCATCCATAAGGGTGCTTGGCGGCCTGATAGGCGTCCTCAGCTTCCGCCATCTCGGCACTTGCGGCCAGCTGCATGGCTGCCACATCCGCCTTTGAGCGGTAGTAATAGGCTGCTACAGCTAGCGGCTTCAATTGAGCGATGTGGTAGGGTCGCACGCCATGCTCGCGCATGGTGTCCCGGAACCAGCGATCCAGGACCAATGTGTTAGCCTGACTGCGTTTCATGGGGGGAAAATGGGCACGGGCTTCGTTAACAACGCGGCTGAGGTACCGTTTACGCACCAGTTTGGTGCCACAGCCCACCAGCTCGTCGACCTCGCAGCCGTCCCACTCCTCCTCCACGGCACCCAGGACCTCACGCACCGTGCCAACGGTTGCCTCAATCTCGTCCAACCTTGACGGCCTAAATCTCGAAATCACTAGCATCCATGCTGCTGAGATACATGGCCACAGCAGCATGCCCACCGACAGCGCCACCCCAACTCTGCCGAGACTGGAGCTTACCAAGCTGGCCAGCCCGACGAGGAGGAGAACGTACGCGATCCGCATGCTGCAAAAGTAGCAAACCTGCAGCGGCTGTATTGACCACGCGGTTCCGTGGTTTCCGTTTCAAGCGAAGAAGAACGACGGCAGCAGCAAGGTCGGACAACATACCTAGCTGG